AGAAACAACCCCCTTCGCAGAGGGGGTTGTCGGGCCGGAGATGCTATCTTCGGCGGGGTTATGAGTATTTATCACTCATCATCATCTGCCAACTTCTTGAAGTAGGCAAAGGCATCCTCTTCATCATCGTCAGAAGCAGCCTTCACAGGAGCCTTGGCAGGCTTCTTTGCAGGAGCCTCGTCCATGGCAGGTGCCTTGGTCTTCATCTTGCTGCGGAAGTCCTCTGGGACGGCTTCCTCTGCCTTCATAGCAGAACCCTCGGATGCACCGCCATGGAGAACCTGATCCATCCGACCCTTCAGTTCCTCATACGCCTTGAACTGATCGGGGGCGACAAAAGGCTGAAGAGGATACTGCGTCTTCCAAAGCGACTCCAACTTCTTGTCATCGCCATCAAGCAACTCGGACGGGGCTTGGAAAGCAGACTTCTCGTATGAGACATAGCCATCGACCATAGCCGCCTTCAACTTGAAGTTAGCACCCTGCCAGAAATCAAAGGGGTTAATCTTCGTTTCATCGGGGGTAGTCGGGTTCATGGCATCCTGCAACTTGTCGAAAATCTTCTTCCCGAACTTGAAGAGGAAAACCTTGCCCTCATTGTCCTTGTTCGTGGGATCACTTACAACAAGAATGTTGGCGATATACGACAACTTGCGCTTGCGGTCACGGGCAATGCCCTTGTTCGACTCAAGTCCGCTGTTCCAAAGTTCGTTGTTCGCCTCACAGATCGGGCACTTCTTGCCTAGCGTGGTCGGACAGTTCTCAATGAACCAACCACCCTTTCCCTGAAAGCCGTGGCTGAAGACACGAACCCACGGAATTTCCTCGCCCTCGACGGGTGGAAGGAAGCGGATCACCGCATAGCCATTGCCTGACTTGTCACGCTCAAGTGTCCAGAACCGATCATCCTCATAGTTGCCCTTGGAGGTCAACTTGGTCATTTCCTTGGAAATCTTGTCAATTGCGGACTGCGAATTCTTCTTTAGGTTTGCAAAACTCATCTCTGTATCTCCTGTGTGTTAAGTGTGTGGTGTATGAACGATGTGTGAAATTGTAACTCGTAACTGTATATCAGTCAAGAGGCAACTTGGTCTTTTTGCCCCGAATCATGTTGCGATCTTCAAATTCCGACTTTAGTTTTTCTCTAATTGGTTTGGTAACTAATTTGGCAATCGATTCCGGTTCGATTCCATGCTTTTCGCACAATTCTAAAATTGCATCAATATACCTTCCATCTTTGCGATTTTTGCACAATTCTTCAATCTCTTTGCTGAAACTATCTTCTATGTTAATGATCGATCCCATTATGGAACCCTTTCGTCTGCATTTGTGTCTACTGTATCAATAGGCATTTCTTGAATCGTATCAACCCAGCGATTGAGTCCTCGCTCAAGTTCATCTGTGGTAAGAAGAATACCTACTTGTTCGCCTTTGTCGGTCATAAAACGAATGCAATGATACTTAATCGGTTCCTCCACAGTTTCATCTTTGACAGATGACAATTCCCAACCAAAGAACTTAAGAAGCCTTTTGAGCCAGTTCATTTGCTATCTCCTGTATGGTTTTGAAGCCGTTCTTTTTCCAATAGGAATTGATGACACTAGCCAATCCCTCCTTGTGATCTTCACGCTCTTCAACAAATTCTTGTGATGTACCTTCGTCAGTTGTGATCAAAACAACAAGCCTATTGATTCTTTGCCCTGTCCGTTCTTCCCACATGTAGGAATAGGCAGCAGCCTGTCTGAAATAGTTCTTGATCCAAGACTTCTTTTTTTCCTTGGAGGATGTCTTAAAATCAATGATGGCGGGTTCGCCAAGGTACTCGCCAATACAATCCGTTCTGCCAGCAAGCATGAGGTGATCAGACCAAAGAGGCTTTTCGATGGCGTAGATTTTGCCGATGTTCTGCAAAAGAGGAAGCATTGGATCAAAATGCCATCTTTCACTTACATCCGTGGGAATAGTTCCCTCCTTCAGGTAGTCTTCGACCAAGGCATGAAGTCGGTTCCCACGCTGAATTGCCGCTTGCGAAATCTTGAGATTTTCAGGATTCTCACGCCACTTTGCCCACTTTTCAGCATCTTCGTGGTTTACCACGGTAGTGACAGAGGGATACCACTTGCCACTAGTAGGGGACTGATAGAATCGACCCTTATTTTCTGCTTCAACAGATAGCAACTTTACATCTTCATTTGTTTTCATTTCAATAATCTCTCATTCCATGTCTTGGGTGTGCTTGTTTGATTTTGGAAATGACTTCCTTGAAGCCGCTATCTGGCTTTCGTATTCCTAGACGAACAGGATCAATAACGGGCGGCGCAGATGGAATATACTGCTCCACCTTTTTTTCACCACACTTGGGGCATGGCTTTTTGCATGGCTTATCATGATCTGCTACCTTCAAGAACTCCTCAAAGGTGTGATTGCAAGCCTTGCACATGTAATCATAGTTTGGCATAGCGAGTAGTATATTTATACGGCTTCTTGGAAAAACCACAAAGGAACTTGGCTTCTGCTCCATTTTGCAAATCGCTTTTTTTCTCCAATGTAGTATTTTCGATATGCAGAAACTGCATTTTCACAACGATACTGCTCGGGCATTGCTTGTGCAAATGGTGTCAATCTTCCGCTTTGAATTTTTTCGGGTGTTGAAATCAAATAATAGCCAAACAGATTGTTCATGGAATGTACTTTACCATAACGCTTGGTGTACTCTCCGAGAAGACCCATACCATGATCCCATAGCCAATGATAGTTTGAATCGCTTTTCATCGACCACAGAGTGCATGGATGATTGACCATTGTTGGCAAGCATAGAACCTCGTCCATTTCTGGATTTGGATGAACCCAATGCTTGATTTTACGGTTGCTTGATGTGACCCGTATGGTCTGTGTTCCATCAATGACACGATGTGCCGTGGATAGCATTTGCGCTGTTTCCACGATCATCTTGACAACATGCTTGTCGCACAAGTCATGAGCCGCCGTATATGGGTTTTCGTCAACTACAAAAATGTTCATTCATTAGTCCATGAACTTGCCATCATTGTACACATGCCACAGACGGTGCTTAAGGATTGACCACCCCAAACCAATCCATGAACTGGATTGATATTCACCCGCCCGACAACGCATAGTGTAGACGATGGGGATATTCTGATCAATCTTTTCCTTTTCATTTGATGGAAAAGAAATCGGAACTGCATCGGGTGCTACTGGCGGTTCCACATATGGAACAACCGGTTCAGTAGCAGCAGTTTCTGCATTGTTCTTTTTACTTCTCTTAACAACTCTCATTTTCTTTTCAGCCATGACGACCTCCGTATGTTTCGACATTTTCTTCCTTGACCCAAAAAGTCTCTGGACCCCACTCGTCACTATGGGTTGTGACAAGATACTGCTTACCCCACACGGGGTGAGACTCTACCTTGCGAACAACCGCTGTCTTGCGCTCATCCTTTAGCCAAACCTTCAGATTTGACTTTTCCGTTTGTTCTGTTTCCATTTTTAAACCTAAAAGGGCGACACATCAACCCCACAGCGGAGTTGAATAAAGCAATAATACCATGTTTTTCATTTGTGTCAAGTCCCTGCTAAATAGAAACAGAAAGGTTCATTATGCCCATTACCCTGACTATCCCTGAAGTTTTGAAGAAGATTGGCAAAGAGGCTAGTACAAGAGAAGACAAAATCAGAATGCTTCGTGAGAATCAATCAATGGCTCTGAAGCAAATTCTTCGATATGCATTTTTCGACAACTCAAAGTGGTATCGGAATGATCTTCCCCCCTTTACACCCGATTCTGCTCCCGAAGGTCTGACACCAGCCAGCCTTTTTAACGAAGTTCGAAGATTTTATATCTTCAAGGAATCTTACAATCTGCCAAAAGATCGCAAAGATGTCCTGATGATTCAGATGCTTGAGGGAATTCATCCAGAAGAAGCGAAACTCATGAAGGAACTAATTGGTGGTACTTTTCAATATGGTTATGGTCTGAACAAGCAAATTGCTCAAGACGCATTTCCTGATCTTGCGTCTACTGTAGTTTCTTCGTGAGAGCATACTTCGCAAGAAAGTAGGAGTCAACAATGTCCGAAACAGGACTTCCACAGTCTTTAGTTTCCTTGTCCATTGACTTCATTAGATCGATTCCCGTATGCTCAATGAATGCCGAATGCATCATGCATTTATCCGCATTTCCTTTTCCGGCGGCAAACTTCTTAAGGGCGGTTGGTGCGATCACATCAAACCGTAGTTTCTCTTTCCACAATTTGTGCTTCAACAGTCCACAATTCTCACCTATATGAAAGACTTTTCCTTTTGCACCCATAGCATAGTCCTCTATGATGAGAGCGTCAGGATCGACCCTGCACTTGGAGACAGCCCAATCAGAAATGAGATCGTATCTCTGCTCTTGACAGAGAAAGTCGGGATAAATGTCTCCGACACAAGTAAAGACTCCAAATGTTTGAGTGATTTGGTTTTTCTTGACGGAAGTCAGAAACCAACAAATGGTTCGGTCGCCATCAATTAATGTGACGGCGGGAGATGTCATCGAATAGTCAATTCCAATAACTTTCACATAAGTATGTATTGCTTCTATTGTGGTTTGGTGTATACTTTGCCCCATGAACATCGAGAAAATAAAGGAAATGGTGGAAAAGGACTTGGTGATTGACGGCACCGAATTGGGTGACGAATCAACAAGAATTCCTCAATTACATGGAAAGTATCTCAACATCTATCATGATGAGTCACTTGTGCTGCGTAAGTTGGAAGCAGATTGGAAAACCCTACGAAAGCAGAAGTGGGAATATTACAACGGCAAAATGTCGCAAGAAGACTTGAACAAACTAGGATGGGAGCCTTTCGGTCATCGCATTCTTCGACAGGATATGGACATCTACATGGAAGCGGATGAGGATATAGTTCGCCTGACTTCTAAAATTGATCTTCAGAGAGCAAAAGTAGAATACTTAGATTCCGTTTTGAAGGGAATCAATAATCGCCAATGGGTCATTCGCAACAGCATTGAATGGCGAAAGTTCATGAGCGGGGTCACCTAAATACATTGAATGGCTGTAATTGAAGTTCGTAGCATGAATTCCGCCAATCTTCGTGTTGTCACGGAGAACGGAATTGCTTATGAACTTCAACAATACTTCACATTTGATGTTCCCGGTGCAAAATATACTCCCGCATATAAGCGCAGGGTATGGGACGGCAAGGTTCGTCTTTTCAATGCATATTCAGGACTTCTCCCCGCAGGGTTGGTCGATTATCTTGCAACATTCTGCAAGGATCGTGGCTATCAACTCCAAATGGATTCGGCAGTTGCTGAACCAGAGATAAAATTTGACTGCGATGGCGTTCGCAAATTCATACAATCCCTGAACCCTACTGCGGACGGTCAACTTCTTGAACCACACGAACATCAAGTCGATGCCGTCTGTCATGCCCTGAATAGGTCACGATGCGTCCTGCTTTCCCCGACTGCAAGCGGTAAGAGCCTTGTAATATATTCCCTTTGCAGGCACTATCAGAATGTCATTCCGCCCGACAAGAAGATTCTGATTGTTGTTCCCACCATATCATTGGTGGCACAACTCTATTCCGATTTCAAGGATTATTCTTCTGCTGTCGAATGGGATGCAGACAAGAATTGCCACCGCATCGTTGGCGGCGAAGCAAAGTTGACGAACAAGCAAATTGTCATATCCACATGGCAGAGCATCTACAAGTTGCCTCGCACATGGTTTGACAACTTCGAAGTTGTCATCGGTGACGAAGCCCATTTGTTCAAGGCACAGAGCCTGAACAGCATCATGAACAAGTTGATCGACTGTCCGTATCGAATCGCTCTCACGGGAACATTGGACGGCAGCAAAATTCACAAATTGGCAATCGAAGGACTGTTCGGTCCCGTGCATCGAGTCGTGACAACCAAGGAATTGATGGAAAGAAAACTCCTTGCGTCATTGCGTATCGAATGCCTTCTGCTGCGCTATCCCCCTGAAGTCCGAAAGACTGTGTGTGGGTTGGATTATCATGGCGAAATCGAATGGTTGGTGAATTGCGAAAAGAGGAATGAATTCATTGCATACCTTGCATCTGCAACAAGGGGAAACACTCTTGTGCTGTTCAACTATGTGGAAAAGCACGGAAAGCCCCTTTATGAACTCATCAAGAAGACGGCAATCACGCAGATAGAAGATCGAAAGGTGTTCTTTGTTGCAGGAGAAACCGAACTAGAGCAAAGAGAAGGGATTCGAAGCATCGTGGAGAAGGAAGAGAATGCAATCATTGTTGCTTCATACGGAACCTTCTCCACAGGAATCAACATTCGAAGCCTGAAGAATGTCATATTTGCAAGCCCCTCTAAGAGTCGGATTCGCATCCTTCAGAGCATCGGAAGGCAATTGCGTAAGTGTGAAGGAAAGCATGTCGCCAAGTTATATGATATTGCGGATGATCTGCATCACGGACAAACATTGAATTACACACTTCGTCATTTCCTAAAACGAGTAAAGATTTACGAATCCGAGCAATTTAGATACAAGTTGGTAAAGATGCCAATCGACATGCAAATAAAGCGTCCTTCAAAGGAGACATCATGACACAGTTTTACCCGATAAGGCTTGTTCGAATGATGACTGGTGAATTAATCGTCACGGGAATTTCCGATGGTGGCAAAGACTCGTACATCTTTGAAAAACCAATGGGAATTTACACAATGCCCGTTCAACAGCAACAGCAAGAAGAGAAGCCAACCACGCAAGAAGTTGCTGTGATTCTTCGTGATTGGATTGAATTTACCGATGATCAGTACATCATTGTTCCAAAAAAGAATGTGATGTGTATCATGAAACCGTGCAAAGACATTCTTTCAGATTATACTCAAGCAAAGATCAACTCGGACATTTTAGATGACATGATTGAAAATGGGATGGTGCATGGAAAAACAGTACAAGACCTTGAAAATGATGACGATGATATGGAAATAGAACCAGGAGAAGGTGAAGAATACGATGAGTTTCCTGGTTGGGGCGGCGATCCACGCCTTTAAGTACTCTAAGTACCTTAAGTACTTCTTTAGATACTTCTTAAAGAGATACCCTATAGTACTTAATAGTTCCCTCTTGAACCTCAAGAGTATCTAGGGACCAAGGCAAGTAAATTCCCTTTGATTCTTAAATCCTAGAAAGAAAATCTTGGCAGTAGCCGATATTGCTTTACACAGATCACTTTGAGTGGTATAGTCCACCAACAAAACTGAGGGGAAATGCCGATGACAAAAAAGAGATCCGACAGTCATTACATAGACAACGAGCGATTTCTAGAAGAACTAGTCGTTCACAAGAAGGCTGTAAATAAAGCGAAGAAATCGGGAACCAAACCGCCCGGAGTTACAAATTACATCGGACAATGTTTCCTTGATATTGCAAACAATCTGGCAAAGAAGCCAAACTTTGCAAACTACACATACAAAGACGAGATGATATCGGATTCAGTTGAGAACTGCATCATGTATGCAACCAACTTCGATCCGAAGAAGTCAAGAAATCCTTTTGCGTTCTTTACGCAGATCATCTACTACGCTTTTCTTCGCCGTATACAGAAAGAAAAGAAGCAACTGTTCATTAAGATGAAATGTTTTGAACAGAATGATCCAACAGGACGCTTTAGAAATTGGATGGAAGAAGAGCATATGAAGTACGAAGATTCAACACAGAGTCCTTTTGTCGATTTCATTCAGCCGGAACATTCCAATTCAAATCAAGAAGAGTCAAAATCGAAGAAAAAGAAACGAAAGAAGAAGAAAAGTTCCAGTAACAACAACCTTCGAGGAATTATCGAAGACCTATGATTGCCATCATCAACGATACCCATTTTGGTGCAAGAAACGACAGCCCAATTTTCCTTGAACATTTCATGGAGTTTTGGGAGCAGACTTTTTTCCCCACTTTGGAGGAAAGAGGCATCAAGCGAATCATTCATTTAGGCGATTTCATGGATCGCCGGAAGTATGTCAATTTTCATACTCTGCACCAAGTACGCACTCGGTTTCTTGAACCATTAAAGAAGATGAACATCGAAATGGATGTGACCTTGGGAAACCATGATGTGTTTTTCAAGAACACCAATCGATTGAATTCTGTAGTTGAATTGTTTTCATCTTATCCAAACATCAGAATTCACGAATCTCCAGAGGTATTGGATTTGGACGGAATGAAAGTGGGACTCGTTCCGTGGATTACCAAAGAAAATGCACAACAATGCCTTGATTTTATTCGCTCTGCTCCTGTGCGTGTACTCATGGGACACTTTGAAATCAATGGTTATGAAGTTCTTCGTGGCGTTGAATATAAAGAGGGAATGGAACCTTCGTTACTAAGAAGTTATGAAGCAGTTTACAGCGGACACTTTCATTGTCGCCACAGCAAAGAAAACATCCATTATCTTGGCACACAATATCAAATGACATTTACGGATTTAGATGAGAGAAAGGGATTCCATATCCTTCATACTGACACGGGAGAAATGGAATTTGTCAAAAACCCTCATCAGATTTTCCATGAAATTGTTTACGATGATGCAAATCACGACTACAACATCCTTAACTGCAAACCATATCGAAATACTTTTGTTCGAATACAGATCAAGAACAAGATGAAGCCCATCATGTTCGACAATCTATTGGATCGATTGAATGATGCCCCCGTACATTCGATTACCCTTGTAGATCAGTCGGAAAAGGATGTAAACAAAGACCAACAGGTTGTTGATGTTAGCAAGGACACCCTTACTCTAATATGTGAAGAAATCGACACGATGGAAGGAGTGGGCGATCCTGTTCGTCTAAAGACTTTGGTTCGTGAGATTTACACAGAGTCGTTGCAGGGCTAAATACGATGAAATGCCCAAATCATTTCACGATCTAAAAGATAGTATTCGAGAATGGAGCATCGATCCCACTTTTAAAGGTGGGAGGGGTGTTTCTACTGTTATGTCTTTGAGGACGGGGAAATCTGACAATGCAGAAAAGCCTTCTGTGAGGCAGTTGCAAAACAAATCTCCAACAAGAAAACAAATCGCAAGATTGAAGAATAAAAACTGGAGTGCCGGGGGTATCACATGATCTTTGGTCAAAACAGATTGGTAGAAATTATTGGGGCTAAAAACCTTCAGGGATATGATCCCTATCTTACCGATGATTTCACGAAGGCGTTCATCGGTGGGGAAAAGGTTGTTGTCTATTACCCTCCAGATCATTCATTGTCTGCAAGCACATATCACTTTAATTCGGATAGCGGAACAACAAATTCTCTTGGGGTTTTTTATTCAGAAGAAGATAGGAATGTTTCAAATGCCGAAGATTCTTTGCTGAAGTTTCGCAAAGACTTTGTGTTGCCGTATCAAACCAATTTAACAATACAGATGGGTTCTTCTGTTTCCTCTCCTTTGCCACTATCCGACAGCGCAACTGGAGGTAGCGGGTTTGATGCATTTTTCATCAAAGGTTCCGTTGTTGTTGGCGAAAGTAGCGGAGCAAAAAGGTACTACTCCGGTCCATTCAAGGGATGGTCAAAAGAACTTGAATGTGTGTGTGAGGGCACGACTGCTGTCAATCAATTGGATGGTAGCGATTGCAGGGGTTGGCTAAAGGGATCGTTGTACGAAAAGAACTACATTTATAGTTATCACGATGTATTCAATTACATCGGTGAGCCGAAACAAATCGCAGATCACAAGAACCCATTTAATGATGGGTTTATGACCGGTACACCGTTTGAAACCTTGAACTATTCGTGGAGTAATGTCCTAGACAGGACGAATAGACCAATCCCTTACAACATGCTAGTTGATGGTAAAGGAAACTATGCAGTACTGATAGGCAGAAAACATGCGATAGTACACAAGGATGCTGATATCGATACCACCAATCTGCGTTTCTACTCAAATGAGTATGGAATGACATCCGTGAATGTTGTGGCGCAAATATCTGATTTTAGATCATTGTGGGATCAGACTGGTTTTGCATCGCCCAATGTAAATGAAAACACAATGATGGCATTTCAGGGAATGTCAGCACATTGGCAAGGAGTAAAACTACTAAAGTTCGAAACAAATCTGCCAGAAGACATCAATCAAATAGTGCTTTATGACCCGTATGGTAGTGACATGATCTATTATGGTCTTGCTTTTGGTCAAGATGGAAGAGGTAGTGTTGGTGTTTTTTGTCCTCCACTAACCGGCGACATCACGGGGAGCAATCAACTAACAAACAATAAATCTGGAAAGTCAAGACTCTCTTTCACAAAAGACAATAAGTGCGGTTCTTTCCCATACCCCTTGGTTGTTGGTGGTGATTGCTGTGGTTGCAAAACGCCAAGAACTATTATGTCTTTGATGCTAGACGGAGTTTCTGAAGATCAATCTGTGGGTGCCGTTTTGGAAGGTGACATTGGCAGTCCTGTAATTACATATTACAACGATACTCCGGTTTTCTTGGGGTTCATTGATTCTGTGGGATACCGTGAACATGCGTATGCAGATTTAATTGGTGTTGGTATAGGATCAAAGAAAAAATATCCCGTTTCATGGGGCACCGAATTGTCAATATTCGATGTTCTTCAATTGTATTTCACTCTTACAGGAAATGATAGTTTTTTGAACGCAACGGCGTTTAACAGAAATACAACACCCGATGCAAAATACCCATTCCCTATTGGGTTTCCAAAGACTTGACCTACATACATGACCTATAGGAGGTTTATTATGAGCGAAGTTAGACTGTTCAGATTGAATTCGGGCGAAGAAGTTTTGGCAAAAGTAATCGACAATGCTTCGGATAGCGGAGAGTGGACAATCAAGAGTCCTGCAATTCTCCTTCCGATGGGCAGCGGAAAGTTGGGTCTTGCCCCATGGCTACCTTACTGCGAAACAGAAAACATGCTTCTGCCCAATAAGGCAGTTGCATTCGTTGCAGTACCAAAGAAGCAAATGGTCAATGATTACAACAGCAACTTTGGTTCTGGTCTTCTTGTTCCTGACACAGACATTCAAGAAGCACCCGCTCCTTCTCTTAAGTTGATTGCAGATTAATTGAACGCTCTGCTGAAATTGCCTTTTTTGGCAAACTGAATGCAGCGATCAAATTTATCTTGCAGAACTTCTTTTGGCTTATGGCTAATCACGAAGGTGTTTGTCCCGCCCTTCGTATTAGCCATAATGTCCAAGAAGGCTTCGGTCGCCTGGTCATCAAGACTGCCATCCAAAATCTCATCAAGTATCAGAAGATTTGTCGTGATGGAATTTTTCATCGAAGCAATCGACCTCCATGCAAAAAGCAATGCGAGGTCGATTTTCTTTTTCTCACCTTCGCTGAATGAGGCATAGGTAAAAACATCACGGTGGCGTGACTTGATCGTTTCGTTAAACTCCTCGTCAAGATGGAAGTTCACGAAGAAGTTCATCAATGAAAGATACTTGTTGATTGTGTCATTGATTACTGGAACATAATTCTTGATTATCCTGCTCTTGATTCCGGAATCTTTCAGAAGAGTCGATGCCAATGAAAGATAGTGCTGCTCTTCAATGAGTTCACGCTTTTCGTCTATCGCTTCACTTTCAGAAGACAAAGCATTTACCAAATCGTCTTCTGCATTTCCCTTTTTTGGTATTTTCTTTTCGGAAATTGCTTTGATGTGTTTTTTTGTAGACTCAATTTCATTTGTCTTTTTCATCACCAATGCATTCAGTTCACGGATACTATCGATAACTTTGGCAATGTCAATCAGCCGTGAGGAAGCAATGTCAATTTCTTGCTGTAGTTCCCCGACAGCCTTTACCATTTCTGAAGACTTTTTCTTTCCCTTTTCGATAGCACCCTGCTTGAAATCTTCGGCAATTTTTTGTGAACAAGTGGGGCAACTATCATTAGCCTGATAGAAAGCAATTTCTTTGTTCAGAGTATTCATTCTCTTTTCGATTTGCTTTTTCAGGTCAGTATATTTTTCGTTTGTCTTTGCCACCCTGTCTTTGTCGGATATTTTTTCCGTCAATTCTTCTACGGACAAAACGGCGGTATTGATCTCTTGCTGTGCGGTTTCGATGATTTTGTTTGCAATATCGACCTGTTCAGCAAGCCATGCATCATCAACTTCGCTTCGCTTCTTTTCTTCTTCTACCATCTTCTTGAGTAAAACAACTCGCTCCTTTGCAACAGCCAAAGCAGATTCTGCGTGTTGTAGTTCCTCTTTGTTTGTGCTGATGCGCTCTTTCAGATGAACATTCATTGACGAGAAAACACCAATGTCAAGAATACTTTCAACGACCGCTCTTCTTTCGGCGGCAGTTAGACGCATGAAAGGAATATAGTTAGCCGAACCAAGGATTACTACTTGACAAAACGATTTGTAATTCATTCCCAAGACGGTATCTTCGAATATTCTTTGACCATCTTTCGCCTTGGCATCTTGATCAAGAAGTTTTCCATCTTTCCAAATCTCAAATAACTTTGGTGCTTGTCCACGGACAACTTTGTATTCGGCTTTCCCATCAGTAAATTCGATCTCCACAACAGAGTCTTTTTCATTAACAGAGCAGACCAGTTGTGGGAGATTGATGTTCCGATATGGCTTGTTGAAAAGGACAAAGGTAAGAGCATCCAGAAGAGTACTCTTACCCGCCCCGTTTTCACCCAATATTAGGGTGGTATCAGACTTGTTAAGTTGAATTTCGGTGAATGTGTTTCCCGTAGAAAGGAAATTCTTCCAACGAATCCGCTTGAATGTAATCATCGTGGCGTATTCACTCCAAATTGCATTTCGAAAAGCATACACCACGATGCGTGGTGTGTCAAGTCACTTGTTCCACGGCATCTTTGAAGATACCCACTTCCAAAGTGGGGCACCGACCAATGCACCAGCAACAAACATAAGGACACTCCACCAAATTGTTCCTAGAATGTGTTCCATTTCTGAGGCTCCTTTCTAGAAGTATTTAGGTGAAGTATGTACCGGGGAAATGGCGCAACATATCCTTATCGATGTGCGTTTTGATGGCAGATATGGAATGCTGTGCTTTTAGAATTGTGTCATTTGCTTGAACGAAAGATGGATATGAATTATTCGATATTTGCTGTCTGTACATATCCTTCCATGATATAGACTTTTTTCTCACCACCATTTTACTGAATGTGTCTTTTGTGTTCGTTGATCTTTCATAATTTCGAAGGTCATGGATCAGAGGAATGTAATCCGAATAAATTCCACTTATCTTGTAAGAGTATTTTTGAGGCAATATTAGTGGGGCAAAACTATTTGCACAATCGATTGTCCCGCCATCTTGCTCAAAACCAAATGGGCACAGACAAACACTACAGCAATTGTCTCCTCCTTGGGGCGAGTATGGTCCCCATATTGGATCATTACCCGGAGGAATATTAATTGTGCAATTCGATGGCAATCCATTTATTTGAATCGGTGGAGCAACAACACAACCAGAGCCTACTGTGTTTCCATCGCCAATAATGTTTTCAAGATCGGTCGGTGTTATCGTATATGTGCCACCATCACAACCACAGGGACATGCATTCGAACAATCCAATCTAATTATGGTTGTTTCACAGTCGTTGCAATCAAAACCAGATTCAGGATTGGAAGGATCAAAACACCTAAATTTTACTGTGCATGTTGATTCTGATCGGGTGCATCTACTCAGATCAAATTCTGTTTGATTGTTCGTACAATTTGGGTCTGTACATGGATCTGGACAGCATCCATCATCCCCACCCGCAGATGACGAGGGCCAACTATTGCTTTCTGGAAATATATCGGGTCTTTGATTGATTATTGGATCGTCTGTGTGACGAACAAACGCCGGTGCATCTGGATCTTTTGCGCTTTGTATTAAGCCATTTCGAATCAACAAAGTCTCTGGTGGCTGTCCAAATCCCTCAAGATTTACCGCATCACGAATTTCATTCAAATATGCAATTGTGTTTTTTGAACCAAAACGAAGAAATTCCGATTGGACGCATGGATCTGCATAACCACTTCCTGAAGGCGCATACCCATCTTCGTATGATCCACCATAAAAAAGAGAAGAGAGGGTATTTCGGCTTCGTATCTGAGCAACATATCCTGTTGCTCCTGTTGCTATATTTCCTGTACATGCTGCTTCAATCAATGTCGGAATGGGGTCGTAGTATACAAAGCCGTCTGCTTCTCCCTGTACCGCAGCATCAATCATATCAACACGAAACTGAATTGCAGAATAATAGTTCTCTCTTGCAGACCCCGAAGATCCTGTAAATGAGGATGCTGTAATCGAATATGCACCGGTCTGCTCGTTGTATTCTATTCCAAGAAATCTACCATTTGAAGAATCATAAATGTTCAATCCACGGGATGGGTAGAGTGGCGATATAAGAGGATATGATTGTGTGAATATTTCATTTGCCCAAATATCTGCAATCGTGCAGAGAGTTTTGTTTCTTTCATAATTCGCTTCGGGCTTATATCCATACCTATAGTACTCTTGTTCGGACGCATATGGTGTTCGTATGTCGGGACATATCCATCCAACAGGACATGCATCAAAAATGTATCTCTGCACTCCTTTTGTTGCTACTGTTGAGTAAAACTCCTGAATAGCAGTACCTGAAGAATTCCAATCATAAAGTAGTTCAGTATTTCCGGTTGGATGGGAAACATCCCACCAGCCACCATAACTTGATGTGTTTGTTAACGAAGCGTCCCACACGGGAGCAGATCCGCTCACGGGTGCGAGAGGCATCTGAAAGGGAAGATGGGGCAATCCTGCAATTGCCCATTTAATCGAAGGATATGTTGTCGATAGTAAATTGACGAGAGTTGATATTGATTGGACATATCCTGTAATTCCTGCGTATGAGGTTACAGACTTCGTGGAAGCCAATGTTGGACCGATGATTCCATCTCCAATCAAATGCTTCCATTCGGGTGCGCCTCGTAAATCGACCAGTCCAAGTCCCTCCGTGGAGGCAGACACGGGAAAGCGTCCTTGTATGTACCCTGTTACCGCCGCAGATGCCCCAGGATCGTCCCGATAGTAAGTCAGACCCTTGTCTGCCACAAACCACACGGCGAGGTTCCCGGTGGCTCCTACGCTCTCTGAAATGGTGTTGAAATAGACATCTACCTGTTCCCCGTAAATTCCATAATCATTCTGTGGCAGAGAATAGGTTATACCGTCCGAAAACACTTTGCTGTTTTCGAATGAATATGCATGGTTGTAAAGTTGAAAGAATTGATTTGGCATGGTAAGAGGGGTTTTTCTCTCTTATTTAGCCATTCAATTTACTTCTTTACTGTTCCGTTTTTGAGCAATGCCAAAGCAAACGAAATAACCTTTTCTAGAGGTTTATCGACACATTCGTTTGAATAGATGATTTCGGAAAGTTGTCTTTCCTTTTCATGCTCATTCTTAAACTTGATGATTTCCTTTTTGGTAAGGGGCTTTTCATCATGTTTGAATGTGATGTTTTTTAGGCTCACGAAATCTTCAAGATCGTCCATGTCCTGAACATCCCGATTTACAAGATCATCATATTCAAGAATCGGTTTGGTAAATGCTTCGCCCATCCGCATCCAAGAGGCAAGAATTTCAGTAGCGTTTTCACCATAAGGTTCAACCGGACGCTCTGTAATGCTGAACGGTTCGCCTTTGTCGTTGTAATAAGTTTCGTGTATGCCGTAAGTGACATACTCATTTTTTCCAACATTTTGCACTCGCTTAATCAAACGGTAGTTCCAACTCATGGGAGACCTCCTACCACCGAATCGGTGCAAATTAGCCATGAACGAAAAAATCCGATGGCACCAGTATTTAGCCCAAATCATCATACGCATCGCTCAAGAATAGCCTCAACTTTTTTGGGAATCTTTGTGTGGCTTGGCGCACGAAAAGATGCTGGCATCTTGCGAATGTAATAGGGAGTGATTGGATCTTTTTTGAAGTTATCTAATCTTTTACGATGCAACTCCATTAGGTGATGAATGTAAATGTAGCAGTTTGCTTCCTGCTTATACCTTTCGATATCGACATTCAATCCATATTCTTTGATTACTTCAACCGTAATCATTTCGCATTCACGCTCCATTGCACGAATATTTTCAAACGCACGATGTACAGTACGAATATTGTGCTTTTTTCCATGAAGCCATGAATCAATAATGGCTCCAGAATTGTCGCACCTTTTGTATATTTTGCTTCCACCAATCCATTGTAGGAAATGGGAATATTCGTGTGCAAGAACTTCTACCCAACGGGAATGTCCTTTTGCTACACAGATTTTCTTTTCATCAAAGTAACCAAAAGCCATCATGCCGTCAGTTTTTACGAAACTGCCACGGGAGAATACGAGTTTGATCCCGTATTCTCTTGCTTCCGTTCTGACCGCCTTGACAAAATCACGCTCGGCGGTGGTCATCTGTTAGAACCTCACGATTTCGTTGCCGCCCTCTTTTACCACCACAATTTTATCGTCAAACATCCCTCTTGAATTCATTAGTTGTTCGCCTGAAAGAGATGTTGATAAAGACTTGCATGTGTTAAAGATGTTGTTGTATGCCGCCTTTCCTTTCTTGCAAGAGCAAGTATTTGGATTGGTGTATACAGACATCATTATGTAAAAACTTCCCAAAACACCATGCGTGGGCATATTAGCACCACCTCTAGAATGGATGTGGTTGAAAAACTCAACCATGCTATTGAATGTCATTTCATTCATCGTTGTTGTCCCCCAGTCCCGTGAAGAATTTGTCCGTGGCTTTGAAAGCCCCATAAGTTAATTGTGAAGTAAAGTAGATTGCTGGCAAATATTCAATATCTGAAAGAACTGCGGCAGCAAGAGCAAGCCAGAATCCAAGACAATATCGGCATGTAAGCAACTCCAACATGAATCCACCATGATGAAATTGCATGTAGAAAGAATAGGAAAGTGACCAGTCATCCTTTCGGGCAAGTTCATAGTCTTTGACATGCGTAATGAAATTCAAAAATGGAAGATGCTTCAGATATGAATAGACAACAGTAGTCTCGTACAGCAAGTACAGTACCATTGTCGTCCATAATGAAGAAATCAACCAGTTCATCTTAAGTCCTTTGTATTTAGCCAGTTCTAGTCAAGTCAACTACCTCACACTTGTCACCAGAGCAAGCAAATGTTTGATTTCCTACCGTATTGTCTTCCTTCTCATAATTTTGGAGAAGACTCCAATCGATATTCTTTGGCATCTTGGCGAGGAGAGTTTCATACTCTTCCTTTGTGCAGTCCTGATATGGTGCTTGTTGGTATGAGTGATCCGCATAAGGAAGGAAAGAAATTCCCGATACCTCATCAAAGTGCTTATACACCCATGCACCTACCTCCATCCACTCATGCTCTTTTACAGTCACGGTGATTGACGGCTTGTGTTCGCACCAATGCCGCTGATAGGTAAGCCACAGTTCAAGATGTTGCAAGGCAGTCATGTCCTTGCGGAAAACAGAACGATCAGGCGACTTCATTGGAAACGAAAACACGGTTGTGTGTTCCGGCTTCATGATATCCGCTTCATTTGGGAATCCCATTTCCTTCATCATCTTACAGAGCGGATCCTTATTGTCTGCTCTGACGGTGCGAATGTAATAGGGTGCATGACGGGCGTGAATGCCCGATGCTGCGTCCGTCAACTGTGATACGGTTCCCGAAGGCTTAACGCATGTGATCGCAGCAGACGGCTCAATACCGATTCTATCTGCCCATTCCTTGTTGGTCTTGATTGCGTCTTGACGAAGCAATGACAAAAGAGTTTCAAGTCTTTCATCGTTTGTATTCGTATACATGCAGTCCAAGATTCCTGTCAGGGAAACTCCAAGAAGAGCCTCTTCACGGCAATTCTTTGCCCACTCAGATGAAATGTATTGGAAATTTGTCAACGATGCTTGCATTGTTCCAAGAATGGAAGCAAGACGCACCTTTCTTGCAAGACTGTCGGGAGTGTCTTCTGCACGAACAACGACTTCAGTAAGATTGCAAAACTCACGATCACGGAGAATGATTTCGCTGCAAGGATTAGTTCCAAATGCATGATTTGGATCACGGCGGTCACCCAACTTTGCGATGGTCTTCTGCGCTGCTGCACGATTGAAGATACCACGCTCACCGCTCTTGGACTTATAGAGCGAAAGCCACTCTTCCATGAATGTGCCGATCTCGGGCTTTTCCTTGTAAGCAACGCTATTGTTTGACAAGGCTCTCTGCGGATTCGCCTCCCACCATGCGCCGCTCTTTGCATCCCGCATACGCTCGTCCGTGAGGTTTGAAAGAGAAATCAATGCAGAACGGCGAACACCGCCAACTACAACGATTTCAGCAATCTTACAAACGATGTCGTGGCATTCAATCGAAGTCAACTTACGCCCCGCTGCCTTCTTGAATGTATCTACGGTGAACTTGAACAGGTCTTCAAGTGGACGAGGACCACTAGCCCTACCACCAAATACCTTCAGCCTTGCACCCGCAGGACGGACTTTGGAAACATCCCACTTGGGAATTTGACCGACAATCAACAATGATACAAGTTCACGATATGCCTTTGCCCACCCCTGCTTGGAGTCCGCAACAATGATTGTGGTGTCGGTGTCAGAAAACTCCTCTGCGATTGTCGGCAACTTATCTACAAACTCACGCTCAACAGAGAAACCGACTCCCGTACCGCACATAAGGACATAAAGAATCTCATCGAATGCACGGACACGGTTGATGTGTGCATAAGAGCAATTGTATCCTGCGATATTGTCACGCTCAAGTGCCTCCCCTGCGGTCATGAGGCAGCGCATAGACGGAAGAACCTCAAGGTTCAGCACGGCATTGCGTAGTTCTTCACGAACATCCTTTG